TCCTGTAACTTATAGTCTTACTAATGAAGCAGGAATGAAATATTTTGAAAATCTTGATATTTCAATGAATAATCCTTATTATGTATATGTTTGGGGTAAAATTGTTTCTTCTACGCAACGAGTTGAACATCAGGTAGAAACTGCTTGGGGTGCTCCGCAGGTAGAATATACAACTCGTACTCTTCGTATGTGGGAAATGGAAGGATGCGCGCCTGAACCTTATGAATTTAATGATGATTCTACCATGACTATGGTAGAGTTTAAGCAAGGTTTAGAGAATCGAGAGCAGCAAAAGGCAGAAGCTAAGGCTCGTCAAGAAGCCCGTAATAATACTGCAAGTGGTCAATCTGGATTCCCCACTTCTAATGATAATTCATTTACAGGTGGTCCTGTTAATTCTCCAACTGTAGCGTCTAATTTTAAATTTTAATTAAAGGAGAGACTTTATGATTGATATTTTTTCTATTAAACCTCATGAGGTCTCTCGCGACCTTTGCGGTTATACTGTGCTTCTTTATGGTCAACCTAAAACCGGAAAAACTACAACTGCGGCTCAATTTCCGCAAGCGCTTCTTTGTGCCTTTGAGACTGGTTATCTAGCAATTCCTGGAGTTTTAGCTCAACCAGTCAATAAATGGTCTGAATTTAAACAGATTCTTAAACAGCTTGATTCAGAGCAGGCTCATAAACAATTTAAAAATATTATTGTTGATACTGTAGATATTGCATATGATCTTTGTGAAAAATATATTTGTAATCAGAATGGAGTTTCTTCAATTGGTGACCTTCCATTTGGTAAAGGATATAATCTAGCAAAGAAAGAATTTGATGAAGCTCTCCGTCGAATTCCTCAATTAGGTTATGGTCTTGTAATGATTTCTCATGCTCAAGATAAAACTTTTAAAGATGAAAATGGAGAAGAGTATCAACAAATTGTACCAACACTTGCAAATCAGCCACGTCTTGTAGTAGATCGTATGAGTGATATCATTGGTTATGCCCATCCTTTCCAAGAGGAAGATGGAACTGTTCATACTACACTATTTATGCGGGGTACCCCTCGATTTGTCGCAGGTTCTCGTTTTAAATATACGCCTGATAGTATTGATTTTAGTTATGACAATCTTGTTAATGCAATCGGCGATGCAATTGATCGACAAGCAAAAGATTATAATGGACAATATGTAACAGATGCTCCTACAACAGCTCATGTAGCTGAGCCAGAACTTGATTTTGATGATCTTATGAATCAATTTAATACTCTTGTATCTAAGATTCAAAATGCTACTGGTAGTGCATTTGGTACTACTTGGGCACCGCGTATTGTGGCTATTACTGATAAGTATTTAGGCAAAGGTAAGAAAGTTTCTGATATGACTCGGGACCAAGTAGAACAACTTGTTCTTATCGTAGATGATCTTACAGAAGCGGTTGGAAATGGACTTTAAAATAAATATTAAAAATAAATTGATTCAAATTAAAAATCATAGAAAATTAAAGAAAATTGAACAATTTTTTAATTGTTTAGAAAATAGAAAATATCCATGATATTTTAAAAGTCTAAATCTCTAATTTTTTTAAAATAACTAATCAATAAAAATTGAAAATTTTATTAAATTAATTTTTAAGCCATCCTCTATCTGGGGTGGCTTTTTTTATTTGACAAAAGCAAAAATATATGTTATAATTAATTGATAAAATATCTATGAAAGGAGAGTAATGGCAAAGTTAGCACCTGTTAAATGCCCTTATTGCGGCCAGTCCTTTCAGAGAGAAGATACAGAATTTATTCAGGTCGGCCGCAGATATGCTCATAAAGAATGTGCAGATACCGCGAATCAAATTCATACATATATGAAACATATTCTTGGAGTGAGTTATTCTTATACAAAAATTGAAACACAAATTAAAAAATTTGTTACACAAGAAGGGTTAAATATTAAATCTATTTATAAAACTTTAATATATTGGTACGATATAAAAAAATCATCTACAGATCAAGCAAATGGTGGGATAGGAATTGTACCATATGTGTATAATGATTATCTAACTTATGCAAAAAATCAATATGAAAATTCTCAAATAAATAAGGGAAAAAATATAAATGAATTTATAGGTGTAATACCAACAGAAATTATTGGAAAAGCGACTCCAATTAAAAAACCGCGTCATATTAAATTTTATGAACTGAGTTAGGAGGTTTAAATATTTTGAGTGAACTTAAATATATAGATACTCCAGCAACGGTTCAAGTATTAGGTTGTATTATTAATAATCTTGATATTTTAAATGATTCAAGATATCAATTGTCTAATGAAGATTTCCCAAAAGGTTTTCATAGAACATTGTTTTCAGCTTTATCTAATCTTGCGGCTTTAGGTACGGAATATATTACGCCGCAAACTATTGAAGATTATTTAAATGATAAACCGCAAAGTTATGCTGAATATAAAGCTGGTGACGGTCCAAGATTTGTTAAATCTTGTACAACAAATGCAGATTTTCAAAATTTTGATTATTATTATAATAGAATTAAAAAGTTAACATTACTTCAAGCTTACTATGATATAGGTTTGGATGTATCAAGCTTATATAATCCAGATGAATTAGACATTTCCAAGAGAGAACAACAAAATAGATATTTTGATAGTTTAAGTTTAACAGATATTGCAGATAAAATTGATACTTTAATGTTAAAAGTCCGATCAGAGTATGTTGATCATACTTCTGATGAAAGTATTTCTGCGGCCGCGGGTATCGATGAATTATTTGCTTCTCTTGGAGAGACACCCGATGTAGGACAACCTATGTACGGCAATATGATAAATACAATTACTCGTGGAATGAGACTTGGGAAATTTTATTTACGGTCAGCTGCAACTGGAGTGGGAAAAACGAGATCAATGGTTGCAGATTTTTGTAACTGTGGATGTGCAAAAATTTGAAAAGACGGTCAATGGATTGATAATGGATTAGCTTTTCCATCTTTTTTTCTTAGTACGGAGCTTGAGCTTGACGAATTACAAACAATGATGGTTGCTTTTTTAGCAGATGTTAATGAAGAGAATATATTAAATAATACTCTTAGTTTTGAAGAAAGGGAAAGAATTAAAGTTGCTATTGAAATTATTAAAGAATCTCCTTTATATATTGAAGTAATTCCAGATTTTAGTTTAAAAGATATTGAAAATGCAATTAAAAGAAGTATTAGGTTATATGCTACTCAATATTTTTTTATTGATTATATTCATACTTCAATGAAAATTTTGGAAGAAATTACAAAACGTTCTGGCGGAGTAAAATTAAGAGAAGATAATATTCTTTTCTTACTTAGCGTAAAATTAAAAGAAATTGCAACTGAATATAATGTATTTATTTTAAGTAGTACACAATTAAATCAAGACTGGAAGTCCGCAGATATTCCTGATCAAAATTTACTTCGAGGAGCAAAAAGTATTGCAGATAAAGTTGATACAGGAATGTTGCTATTAGATGTTACAGAAGAGGATAAAGAAAAACTTCAAAATGTTATAGGTAGTGCCGGTGTAAGTATGCCAAATGTAAAAATGTCTATTTATAAAAATCGTAGAGGGTCATATAATAAATGTTATCTTTGGATGTATGCAAATAAAGCAACTTGTAGATTTGATGGAATGTTTTGTACAGATTATAATTATGAATTAATTCCAATTACAGATACAAAAATTTATATGAGAGTATAAGGAGGTGCCGCATTGAGTTATGACAAAGAGTTAGTTAAAGAACAAATTGAATTAGACGATGTATATAATTTATTAGATTTTTTTAATGCGGAACCTCAAATGTTTAATACATATATTATTGCAAAAACTATCTGTCATGGCGGCGATAGCCATAAATTATATTATTATGAAAATACTCAATTATTTAAATGCTATAGTGATAGCTGTGGTACTTTTGATATTTTTGAATTAGTTCAAAAAGTAGAAAATATTAAAGATTTAAATGCTGCGGTTTTTTATATTGTAAATTTTTTTAATCTTCAATCTAAGATTGATGAAGTAGATGAAGATTTTGATTTAGAAACTTCTAAATATATTGCTCAAGTAACTAAATTAGCTCAATTAGATGGATATAAAAAAGATAAAATTATTTTGCCAGAGTTGCCGCAATTAATTGAACATTATCCGCAGCCTGAAATTTTTAATTGAACTAAAGAGGGCATTTCTCCTGAAGTTTGTAGATATATGGGGATTAGATATGATCCTGTTAATGGAAATATTCTAATTCCACATTATGATGAAGATAACAGATTAATAGGTATTAGACAAAGAACTCTTGTCCAAGAGCAAGAGATATATGGTAAATATAGGCCCGCAAGGATTCAAGAACAACTTTGTAATCATCCTTTGGCTTTTAATTTATATGGTTTTAATCAAGCAAAACCACAAATTAAACAAGCAGGAATAGCTATTGTCGTTGAAGGCGAAAAATCTGTTTTACAATATATGTCTTATTTTGGAACAAAATCTAACATTTGTGTTGCAGTTTGTGGTAGTTCAATATCTCAATATCAATTTCAACTTCTTTTGGATGCGGGCGTTAAAGAAATTGCTTTAGGTTTCGATAAAGATTTCCAAGATATGCACGGAAAAGAATATGAAGATGTTGTAAGAAAAATTGACAATATTTATAATAAATATAAAAATAGAATTACAATCAGTGTTTTATTTGATAAGTGAAATTTATTAGGATATAAAAATTCACCATTAGATTGCGGAAAGGAGGCTTTCTTATATCTATGGAGGAACAGAGTTATGTGTTAAATTATAGAAAAAAACATCCTAGATGTAGGTATTGTAAATTTAAAAAAATAATTGTACCAGATTATTTTGGAGGACAATATAGTTATCATAAATGTATATTAAAAGATAAGGTTTTAATAGAATATTTAATATGTGATTTTTTAAGTAATATACAAGGATGTTTTTGTAGATGATTTAAACCAAAGGAGGATAGTATTGATATATAAAATATTTAATGAACCTTCTCAAACGGTTATACGTCAAATATTGTTTAATCGTGGGATAAAAGATAAGGAAGAACAAGATT